CGGCGGCACTTGCTGCCCCGAAGCCGCCGTCCCCGACACCTCCTGCCCCTGCTGGGAAGGTTCCTCCGGTGGTGAGTGGTGAGCCAGCAGCCGACGCCACCCCTGCAGCCTGAGGTTCCGACTGGCCTGGTCTTGTATCAGGCGCAGGTGGACGCGAACGCAGCGGCGCGCCAGTCGATTACGGATCAGGTGTTCGCGCAGGTTGCGGCGCTTTTGCAGGCGTTTAACCAGTGGTATGACGACCTCGCTGTGCGTCGGTTGGCGAGGCAGATCACTGATGTGGTGCAGGCTGGTCAGAATGTGATCGCCGCCCATGAGGATGCTTACATGTCGTCGGTGTTGTCGGCGCAGTCTGGTCAGACGGTTAAGCCGGTTGGTCAGGTTGTTGTGGATGATCTGCGTAACGGTGTTGACCCAGTGCAGGTGTATGAGCGGCTGGGTGAGCAGTTCCGTTACTCGCGGTCTATCGGCGGCGACGAGGGCCAGGCGTTGAGAGCGACGCTTGATCGTGCCGAGATCATGACTGACACGGACGTGACGTTGGCGGCCCGCGCGCAGGATCAGAAGAACTTGCAGGCCGCCACCCATCTTGCGGTTGCTTACCGGCGCGTGATTCACCCGGAGCTTGCCAAGGGTGGCACCTGCGGCATGTGCATCGCGGCATCAGATCGCCGGTACAAGATCGGGACTCTGCTTCCGATTCACGCCCGTTGCCATTGCACCGTCGCCCCGATCTTCCATCGTGGGGAAGATCCGGGGTCTTCGCTGAATAACCTGTCGCTCGACCAACTCTACAAGGATGCTGGCGGAACGCAGGCAACTAACTTGAAGCGCACCCGGTATCAGATCGACGATCACGGCGAGCTTGGCCCGGTGTTGCAGCCAGCCAGTTCGTATCTGTCGAAGGTGTCGGATGAGGCGTTGCAGGCCCGCATTGATGATTGGGAGAAGCGTCCCGGTTCGCGGTTCCGGTCGGCGCATCTGAATGAACTTCTCCGTGAGCAGCGCAACCGTGATCGTGCGGCGAAACGTGCGAAGCGGAGGGGGTCTGTTGTGCCAGAGAATGCGCCGACGACTTCGGGCGCAGGTAAGGGCCTGTCGGATGTGTCCGATGAGTTCCTGTCACGGCAGTTGCGCATCACCGAGGGATTGAAGGATTCTCCGTACCGCACCAAGCAACTCGCGCGGTTGCGTGCTGAGATTAAGCGGCGGGCTAAGAAATGACTCGCCATGTGGTGCTGGTCGTTGGTCCTCCTGGCGCTGGCAAGTCGACGTGGGTTAGTTCTGCGGCGGGATCTGGTGTCAGGGTTGTTGATTTTGACCGGATCGCTAAGTCGCTGGGTTCGCCGGTTGAGCATGATCACCCCGCCGAGGTTGTTGGTCCCGCCGTGCGTGAACAGTTACGACAAGAGGCTGCGATCGGTCAGATGAGTGACGGGCGCGCGTATGTCGTGCGCGTGGCGGCATCGCCGGCCAAGCGTGCGGAGGTTGTTGCGCGCGTTCGTCCGGATCGTGTCGTGACGTTGGACCCGGGCCGCGCCGTTGTTGATCAACGCACGGCGGGACGTTCCGATTCTGCCCGCGCTGCCGTCGCGGCTTGGTACGAGCACAACTAATTCTTCCCGCATCGAGCGGGTTGGCCCGTCATGGGCGAAAACGATTCCCGGCATGGGAGAGGAAAACCGTTATGACCGAACAGGCACCGACCGAGCAGGGTTCGCAGGAGCAGGGCGCTTCGGAGGCAACTGCACCCGTGGATGACAGGGGATTCCCTGCTGACACGCCGGTCGCTGAGATGACCGCCGAGCAGCGGGCCGCGTATTGGAAGGCCTCGTCTCGCAAGCATGAGGGCCGCGCGAAGGCTTTCGACGGATTGACGCCCGATGAACTCGCCGAGCTGCGAGACAAAGCCAGCAAGCACGACGCGCTCGAGCATGAGCTGATGTCCGACAGGGACAGGGCTGTTGCGGATGCGAAGAAGGCCGCGGAGTCGGAGTTGAGTTCGAAGTTTCTCCCGAAGCTGGTCGCGGCCGAGTTCCGTGCTGCTGCTGCTGGGAAGGTCGCTGCCGACAAGCTTGAGGCAGCGCTTGAGTTCGCCGACATGGGCAAGTTCGTGAAGGCCGGCGAGGTGGACGCGGAGAAGGTCGCGAAGTTCGTGGAGTCGCTTGCCCCTGCTGCTCCCGCTGCCCCGAAGGGCCCGTCGTCGTTTGGTTTGGGTGCTCGGACGCCGTCTGGTAGCGCTCCTGGTGATCAGGGCAAGGCGCAGGCAGCTAAGCGGTTCGGGGTGAAGGCATCGTGACGTTCTTCGTCACTGGCCCCGATTCGATGGTCCGGGTGGACCAGATCGCGGCTGCGGCCGAATGTGACGAGGGCATCGCCGTGGTGCTGCTTTCTGGCGAGAAGGTACTCATCCGCAAGACGCTCGACGATTTCAGTCGGACGCTGGAAGTCGCACTCTACGAGATCGGCGAATAGCCGCTCGTATCCCACGTTCTAAAGGGTCACCCGATCGGGTCGGCCCTTTTTCTATGCCCCGACATGGGACTTAACCCAAAACCTGCCCGTCATGGGCTGACCGCCGCTGGTGGTCGAGAAACACACCATCACATTGACATGAAAGGTCAGACCCATGACCGATATTTCGGTTTACACCCAGCAGTTCCCGACGGAGAACCTCTCCTGGGATCTGTCCAACCTCGAAGTCCCTTACGTCGAAGGCGGAACCATCGACGTGAGCAAGTTCACCCAGGCGCAGCACTTCCCGAACGGGTTCATCCCGTCGGGCACCGTGCTCGGCAAGGTCACCGCGTCCGGGCTTCTCGCACCGTACCTCGGCAGCGCATCGGACGGTTCACAGGCCGCGGTCGGGATCCTCCGCGCGTCCGTTTCGGTCGTCCAGCTCAACGGCACCCTCAAGTCGAAGGTCGGCGTCGCTGTCCTCAAGGCGTTCGGTGTCGTCTCCGTCAGCAAACTCCCGTTCACGTCGTCCAATGCCGCCGCCGGTGGCTACATCGACGCGGCCGGTCAGACCGCCCTCTCACACATCCACTTCGCGGCCTGAACCGCCGGAATAAGGAGATAACACAATGGCAATCCTCTATGACGGCCCCGTCCTCCCCGACGACCTGACCACGTTCGTCCGGTCGGTTCCTCAGCCGTATGCGCTGATGCTGAACCAGATCCTGCCCGACTCCTACACGCAGACCAACCGCGTCGACGTCGGCATCATCACCCGCACGAACCGGACCGCCCGATTCCGTGCCTACGACGCGAACCTGCACGTCGCACAGCGCGACACGGCGCAGGTTTCGTCCATCGAGCTGCCGCCCCTGTCGGACACGCTGGCAATGGGTGAACTCGAACGGCTGCGGCTCGAGTACGCGCGCACCGGTGGAACCAACACCAGTGCGTTCATCGACGCGATCTACAACGACGCGGAGATCCTGACCCGCAACGTCCTCAACCGTATGGAACTCGCCCGCGGTGACGTCCTCACCGACGGAAAGTTCACCCTGTCCAATGAGGGCGGGCTCACGATCGAGGCTGACTTCGGTGTCCCGGCCGGCAACTTCGTCGCCCCGTCCACCCTCTGGTCGGACACCACGAACGCTGACCCGTTCAACGACTTGCAGGCGTGGGTGACCGCGTACATCAACACCAACGGTTACGCACCCGACGGCATGTGGGTGTCGCGTCAGACTGTTACGCAGCTCCTGTCGAACGCGAAGATCCGTACCGCGTCCGGCACCCTGCTCGGTGCGGCGTCGTTCCTGTCCCGCGACCAGTTGGATGCTGCATTGGCGTCGCGCATGTTCCCGGCGATCCGTGGTGTCTATGACACTCAGGTTGACGTGGATGGTGTTGCTACCCGGACGATCCCGGCTAACAAGGTCATCTTCGTTCCGCCGGCTGGTATCCCGTTCGGTCGCACCGTGTGGGGCGTCTCGGCGACCGCGCTCGAGATTGTGAACTCCCCGGAGACCACGCTCTCGTTCGAGGAAGCTCCCGGCATTGTCGGCGCTGTTGACAAGGCCGACTCCCCGCCGTTCCGTCAGAACGCGTTCGTTGACTCGGTCGGGATGCCCTTCCTGGACAACCCGAAGGCACTCATGGTTGCGACGGTGAGCTGACCGGTATGGCGAAGAAACTCGCGTACACCGTTCACGTTCCTGTCCTTGAGCCGGTCGACCCGAAGAAACCGAGCGGTGAGAAGTACACCGCACGGTATGAGGTGTTCGAGGCCGGTTCGACTTTGCCGAAGTGGGCTGCGGCCCTTGTCGGTGACCACGTCTACGGCGACGCCGAAGATGAGTCACAGGACACCGACGAGTCGCCTGAGGGCGACTCCGACGAGTCCTGAAACGGTCCAGTCAACTAGCGAGAGGGGTAAACCGTGGGTACACCCTTGGCGTCCATTGAGGACGTCCAGCTCATGTATACCCCTCTCGCTGGTGCGGATCAGCCGACGTTGGATCAGATCACTGGTTTGATCCGGAAGGCGTCGGCGATTCTGCGGCAGCGTATTCCGTGGGTGGATGACCGTATCGCCCGGTTCCTGGTGGATGCGACTGATGTTGGCGGCTTGGATCCGGATCTCGTTGCGGATGTTGTCGCGACGATGATCAAACGGTTCCTTGTGAACCAGTCTGGTGCGACCAATCAGTCTGAGACAGTCGGACCGTATTCTCACGCAACGGGTTTCGTGATCCGTGGCGAGAAGAACATTGTGCTGGGTGAGTTGTTCCTGTCCGATTCGGACATCGACAAGTTGCGCGGCCCGGTGAAGTTGTCGCCGAAGATCGGCACGGCGCGGATGGGTTCGACCCTGAACCATCTCGCGCACGGCTACTACGACGCTGATGTGTGGGCACCTGGGATGGGTGACTACATCCCGGAGCAGGGGTGGATCAACCCGCCTGAGGGGACTCCCTGATGGTTTTTGGGTTGCAGTTCTCCACGACTGTTGTCCTTGTGGGTGAGCCGGTGGTTACCGGGTATGACGCGGGTGGCCGGCCGATCTACTCGAATGCTGAAACGTCTTCTCCTGGGTGGGTCTTGTGGCCTGCTGGGTCTACGGAGGATGTGACGCAGGAGGACGTCGTCACGGACATCCTGAACGCGCTTGCACCTCCTGGGACGGATGTTTCGTCGGTGTCGCAAGTCAAGGTACTTGGTGACGTGTATCAGGTGGAGGGTAAGCCGTACTCGTATCTCTCGCCGTTTACGGGGACTGCACCGGGTGTGCATCTGATGTTGAAGCGGGTGTCGTGATGGGTGTGTTCAAGCCTGACTATCAGGGCATCGGGAAGATGCTCGCGAACGAGGAACTGCTCGGTCCGACGTTGCAGGCGTTAGCTGAGCTGGTCAAGGCTCAGGCTGAGGCAACCGCACCGTATGAGCCGAAGTCGACCACTCACTTCCGCGACGCTTTCCATGCGTCCATCGAGATGGATGAGGGCAATAAGGGTCGCCGTGTGGCGGGTGTCGTCACGAACACTGACGACGCTGCGTTGTCGATCGAGACTGGCACCGTCGACACTCCCGCGCACAACACGCTAACCAATGCCCTCGACTCGCTGCGGGGTGGCTGATGTCTGTCATCGGTTACCCGTCAGTCCCGAACCTGATCATCGCGTGGATTTCGTCGCTCACCGATCTGCCGGTGGCGATCCCCGCACACTCCGTCTCAACTGACCTTCCATCCGATTACGCCACCCACTTGCCGTTCGTGCGTGTCACCCGTGTCGGTGG